TCGTACAATCGGTGGGCTATCAAAAAACTTACTCGGGGGAGGAAGCGTTGCTATAAAGGGATGTACCTATGAGGTAGAATCTTTTGTAACCTGTAATCAGCGTCTTAAAATGGTTATTCTACCTATTCTATGGAGTTCAACGGTCGTGGCAAGACGTAATTTTTTCATAAATGCACAAGTCGCTATTTCGGATGTTGACGCGCAATCAAGAACTATTGAAAACACATATTTTATTAAATGTTTTATTTCTACATTTACAACAGGTGTATCAGTTATCACACCTGTTGTAAAACGGTTAAACGCTGATCAGCCTGATCTATTAGTAGTTAGTGTAGATAATACAGGATCTTATCCTGTATTAGTTTTGCAGATGCCAGTAGATATAGGTACAAATCCGGGCAGTTATTTTTTAAGCGGGAAAATAGCAACAGGAACAACGAGTGATTATGTGAACAACGTAAATACTGTGAGTATTGAAAATTATTAACCAAACTCGTAGTAGACCCAAACTACGTCAATCCAGCACTCAAGTGAAAGGAGATGATTAGATGGACAAAGATAAACCTCTAGACGCAATGACAACCCCGGACTCCCCCGGTACTCCCCCGCAATCCCCTGAAGAAAAGAAACTAGCAATGCGAGTACAAGAACTATTCACGGCATCCTACCTTGCTAAAGAACAACTCGGCAAATCGGCTATATGGAAGAAATGTGATGACTACAAGCACGGCCGGCAGAACATCCCAAAAACAGACCTACACCCCGGCAGCGTAACAAACATAACTCATCCCATAATCGAAAGCATGATTGCTGACCTAGTCGATAAACCGTCTTCTGTAGAATCGAAAGGCGTAGAACCTGGCGACCATGAGTTTTCTGAACAATCAAAGCACATGCTTGAATATGTCCTCGAACGCAATCGCTTTAAGATTAAGCTTAATCAGTCAGAGCATGACAGGTTAGAGCTTGGTACTACAGTTATAAAAATCTACTTCGACAAAGAAGCGTTAGATGGGCGCGGGCTCCCTACCTATGACCCAATCTCACCCGCGAATTTCTTCCCCGACCCAAAAGTGCAGATTTCGTACCTACTCAATGAGGGCGAGTTCCATATCCATGCAGTACCACGACCTCTATCGTGGTTTAAAAAGCAATTCCCCCTACTTGGTAAATACGTCCAACGAGAAACTTCAGTACCTTATAACCCCGAGATATTCGAGGATCAAGGGTCAGAGGAAGTCGATACCAATACAAGCCAAAAAGCTCTACTGCTCGAATGTTACATGAAGGATAAAGATGGTAGCATCTACTGCCTCCATGTAGCAAACCACATTCTCCTTGAAGATTCCCGCAAAGTGCTTAAAGGTAAGAAGCTCAATCGCCGCAACAAGTACCCCTTTGCCGTTATCCCTTGTTATGTACAGAGAGGGCAAATATGGGGTCAATCTGACGTTGAAATGCTCATCCCTACCCAAGACATCATAAACGATATGGACGACAACATCCGCATCACAGCGCGTCTAATGGGTAATCCACAGATTGTTGTGGGTATGGGCGCAGGTCGTTCGTTCGATTATCGTAAGTGGACTAATGAGCCAGGTCTTCGTATTCCAATGAGAGACATCACGGCATGGGCGCAGGTTAAACCGTCTAACGTATCCTCAGACATTGTTACCAGGCGAGAGAAGGGGTTTGAAGAAGCTAACCTCATTAGCGGTAGACCTGAAGTTAACAGAGGCAACACATCAGGTGGAGTTACTGCTGCATCCGCAATTATCTCTCTTCAGCAAGCGGGACAGAAATCAGTCAATCACAAAGCTGAGATGTTTAAAGCTGGATGGTCAGAAGTTCTCGAGCTACTCATGGATGAAATCATGGAGAATTGGGATACAGAGATGTGGTTTAGAATCGAAGGTGAGAAGCCTGAATACAGGTTCTATGACCCTTCTAAGTTGAAGTCAGTTAATCGCATGATACCCGACCAAAGACCTGCTGTGGATGAATCCGGCAATCCAACGGGGGAAATGGAACACTTCATTAAGCCTCTAATGGATGATGAATCAGGCGAACCTATGACAAGGGAAGCTCAACTCGACTTATCACTGACAATGGGGAATGGCTTACCATCAGATAAAGCGTTTATTTATCAGACGGTTTTGGAATTAGCTAAGTTGGGGATAGAAGGCAAAGCGGTTATTACATGGAAAGAACTTCGTAATTACCTGCGTGGTGATGTCGGAATGCCACTTGATGATGATATAGAAGAAATGCTACCTCCTGAAGGTATGCCGATTGACCCAATGAATCCACAAGGTACTCCACAAATCAACGGAACACAAGGTCAACTTCAACAAACTATGTCAGCATTGCGAGGTGTCGGTTAGGTGTCCAATGAAATGACAGCACAAGAAGAACAGTATTGGTTGCATTCACTTAGTGGAGACCCCTTGATTGGGTCTTTTTTACGTACTCAGGGAATGTTTGGCGACCCAAGGATACGCGCATTAAATCAACCCGTCTGTGGGCACTGTGAGCATCTCGGACTATGGCATGAGAACGGTGTCCTGTGTCCAACTTGCGGAGGCTTTACTCCTAAGAATGCGACTCATAAATTGAAAGTTCATTTAAGGGAAGGTTGGTACAAATAGAATGCTAGATAAACCAACCAAACGAAAAATCTATCGACCACCTAAATAAAGCCAACCGACGAGCTAGTGATAGCTCTTTTATTATGCCCTTTTATGACATCCGGAAAGACGGAACGGGCGAAAAGATGGGATGCCGCCATCAAGTTATGGAGTGATTATCAATGAAAAAACCATTTTTATCCATGAACCTACAGAAATTTGCTAGTGCTGAAACGGTCGTAGAAGTACCTGACGACGGGGTACAAGCTTTAGAAACAGAACCAATTGAACCCACAGCAGAGCCAATTGAGCCGGAACCCGAAGATCCGATAGACCCCGAACCGGAACCCACAGATTCAGACGATGACCTTCCTGAACTCCCACCTGAGCAGAAAAATGCCTTTCAAAAAAGACTTGAGCGAGAACAGAAAAAGATTAGGGACCTTGTAGAAGCAGAATCACTCGCCAAGTACGCCAAGCATCAAAAGATCATTGACAGTTTAGGTGGAGATCCTGACGTAATTGAGAAAGCGTTTCAGGAACAGGAATGGGCGAAGGAGGCCGCAAGCCAAGGATACGCAAACCCCGAGGAATCTGCTTGGTACATCGGTCAAAAGAAACTACAGGCAGAGCTTAATGAACTCCGAGCCAAGACGCAAATCAATGAGCTTAAGGATAATCCCAACTACTCAGGTATCAAGGAGTCAGAGAAGGAAATTCAGGCTTATATGGTATCAAAAAGCGTTACAGCAAAGGAAGCTTATTGGGCAATCAACGGGGAAGCAAGGGCAACTCAAATCAAGCGAGAAGCAGAGCAGAGGGCCGTAGCTAAGAAAGCTCAACCAAAGCGAACCGTACAGTCTGATAGTGCAACGGGGGATGCAGGGGCATTGCCTCCGTTACCTGCTGAGTTAGAAGTGCAGCGTAGGCAGATGGGCATATCTCATCAAGAAGCCCTTGACCTGCTCGGCTCAGATTATGCCAATATCGACGACTATCGTAAACAAAAACAACTCAAACAAAAGAAGGGATGATTTTAAATGGCACGTTATTTATGTTCTGCCGTAACAGGCACTAATGATCCAAAAACCTCTACTTTGAAAATCGGAGCAAGCCAAACCATTGCGACTGGAGATGTCCTTGCGATTGATGCAACGACTAAACTAGGGATTGTGGGAGTTGGGGCTTCCGCTGCCTTATACGCCATTGCTGCGGCTGCCATTACCACAGGATCGACAGTAACTGCCGTCGATAAGATTCCGGTCACTCTACTCAAAGATGCGGTTATCCGTATTCCATTCATTACGGCAGGGACAAAGAAAACCTTCGCCGATACGGATTTGTTTATCACAAAGTTCGACCTGAAGGACAAGGTATCTATTGACCCAGATGACACAACTGGCGGCATGTGCCACGTTGTCGCCTACGATAATACCGCATTGACCGTAGATGTCGTGTTTGACGATGCAAATTTAGCATATTAAGAGTATAAGAGAGGATGATTAACAATGAATACAAGCCAATTTCAAAACCTTTATCTGAAGAAAATCGACAAGACCTTTTTCGAGGCGTGGGATGAAGAACCGGAACAATGGAGTCGTTATCTCCAGGCTAAGACA